TGTCTGCTGATTAAATCACTCATCGGTTCTCCTTTCCTTCACCCACCTCTGCAACTCTTGCGTCAGGCAATCCACTGTCACCCTCAAAGACCCCACATCCGCAAAGTGTAGCACTGCCTTAATCCAGTCAATGTCTTGTAGTTCATAGCTTTTACCACTTGACACTTCCCTGTTCAGTCCAACTATTAGCACATCTCTGCCACCCATCTTGCGATTCGGAAAAATCATTATCCCTGTTCTGGTGGAATGACTCAGAACGATTGGCAAGTCAGTCCTTCGTCTGCTCATCGGTTCTCCTTTCTGCCCATGCACAAAAATCAAGTTCGCCAATCGGACTATGACCAAACTTCATACAAATCCTACTGTCGCCGCTTGCAAACTTACAATTCCGGCACCGTATGATGTCTGGCTGTGCGGATGGCACTGCTAATATTGCGTTTCTGTCATAATGCCATTGATTATTCAGACCCTGTGCGTATTCATCTTTCCCCGTCCACACTTCTGGCTCTTCACCAAGTGTATCAATCGCCGCCTGTCTGCTGATTAAATCCGAATCGACCTTTTTGCTGACTTCAGCAATATGGTCGCGCTGTGCGGATGGCAACTTTCTCAGGTCTTTTCTCAGCATTTTAAGTGCCGTCCTTATCGCCTTATGGCACTCTGTATCAGGGTCTTGATCTATCGGTCTGTCGCTGTGTGTATAATACAAGATATTATCCTCAACCGTTTGATCTACATCCGCCATGCTGATTAAATCGCATGCGTGCGTTTCCGTGCGTTTTTGCGTGCGTTCTTCTGAACCGTTCGGATTCCCCGAACACTTCAGCATCTCGATGACTTCCCGCAGGGCCGGCGCGTCCTCTGAGTAATGCGTGTACCGTTCCAGATGCTCCAGATGGTCAATAAGTTCTTCCCGTGTCATTTCCCCTCCAACCCCAAACTTTCTAACAGCTCTTTGTCTAATTCCCGATAATGCTTTTCCGCCAAATCATACCGCTGATAAGCTTTGTTTGCCCGGTCTAATATCTCCAATCTGCCATCAAGGTCAGTCGCGTCATTCGCTTGCTTTATAAGCCGTATGTATTCCTGTAGATGTCTCTGCGAATCCTCAATAGCTGTGTCCTGCGCATCCAGTAATTGCCTATTGCGCTTCCCCTTAAGCCATGACAAGAAATGGTCTTTCATTGCCGGAATCCGAAAACCTCCGCCAAAGCAATCAGGCTTAAAAAAATACTCTATCAGTTCATCCTTCGTTGCGTCATACACTGACAGCTCTTTCTTCATTTCCCCTCCATCAATTCCCTCAGACACGCATCCGCCTCTTCTCTTGTCCGAAACATCCGCTCATGCGGGTCGTCCAGGTCGTGCCAGCCGGTCATATGCCAGTTAGCCCCGCCGACCTGAATGAGTTCCCGGTTGACGGTGTACTCCGTGACGTGTGAGAGTTCCGGATGCTGTGCGTCATAGTGTACCGCGTAAACCTTACCGCCCACGCTTTGCCTCCACTGTGTAACATTCGCCCGGCTTATCCTCAATACGCTTTATTATCTTGTTGCCGTAGTGGTCCGGGTCTGTTGCAAGTTCCTTCCGCTTGTAGCTGTCCACAACATAAAACTTCGTCATGGCGTGCTGTCCGCCCTTGTCGAAATAATTCAGCCACACCACCGAGCCGGTCGGAAGCTTTTTGACCTGCTGTGCTGTCAGTATCTTGCGGTTGCCGACCGCTTCTTTGATGTTCTTCATGCGTCCACCTCATCAAAATGTTCCGCTATTGCTTTAATGACCGACACCGTTACGCCGTTCCCGGCTTGCTTGTACAGCTGACTGTCAGAGTTAACAAATTGTGCTTTCTCAAAATAGTCATCTGTCCAACCTTGCAGTCGAAAACATTCTTTCGGCGTAAGTTTCCGAATCGCGACATAGCATTCTTTTTTCGGATACCAGACTGCATATACTGTCAGGTTCTCTGATATCTGAACATAAATGCCAGGATGATTTTCAGTATGGCTTTGTTCTGAGACTTCCATAACTACACCATCGTCATGTGTTGACGCTTTCAAACATCTCACCCCCCCCTCATACAAACCTCTTTGATAAGCAGGTGATACTTTTGTGTAAATACCTCCTATTGGGTTTAATTCATTTTTCTGTTCCATCATCATCCCCCTTTAAGCACATCATTGCCGTTGTCATCATTTGACTGCTTCCCGAAAGTCCCTTGTAATCTCTTGCATTAAGCGCGAGTGCTACCTGAGTCATACCCCCCCCATTTTTCAGAGTGGCATTATAACCAACCATTGTATGAGCCTGATTCGTACCAAATACTTTTTGTTGGTCGGTACAGTTAATGGTATGTGCTTCATTTCTGGAAGCGGACACGTTATGTCCGTTTAACTGAACGGGTTCATCTTGTGCAGTCAGTGTAAATGATGGGTCGCCGTCTTCTTTGAACCTTCTGCCGTTCTGACGCTTCTCTGCTCTGTCAGGCGTGATGACTGGTATCGCGACCTTATTACCTTCATTCTTGTTACAAGTAAGAGTGGGATTAATCCCTTCGGAATAATAGCAATTGCCATTCATCCCATTTCCCGAAGGGTTTGTATTTCCGACACATTCAATCCCACTTTCACAGGGTCTTTGTGGTCTGTGCTCCGAAGGCACTGACTTATACCCCCCCCACTCAAAATACGAGTTCTATCAGCAATGTTTGATTCTCTGGTATAGCCCATTATTTCTATTGTGTGATGTCCGCGTCCTCCGCATGCTCCAGTATCGAGTGTTTCCGTAATTCCGTCAGGGTCGAAGATTTGCGTGTTTCGCCTGTAGCCTTTTCTGTGTCCTACTCCGTGAATATAATCCGCTGAGTCTGTTCCTTCGACAGGAAATACTTCTGTGGTACTTCTACCTCTAAGATGTCCGATAATAAAACAACGTTCCCTGTTTTGTGGGACTCCGAAGTATTTACTGTTGAGAACTGACCATTCCGCATCATACCCACCCCTATCCATTTCAATGAGAAGTCGGGCGAAATCCCATCCTCCATTAACACTAAGCAGATTTTTAACGTTCTCAATGAACAGGTAAGTGGGTCTTTTTTCTTCTTCGAGTTGTCCAAGAATGTACATAACTCTGAAAAACAGGCTCGAACGGTTGCCAGTAAATCCGAGTTGTTTTCCGGCAACACTGATGTCCTGGCAGGGGAATCCGAAGCACCAGATGTCTGCTTTGGGCAACTCTCTGACATCCACTGTTCTAATGTCATTTGAGTACCATTCACCATTTCTGTATTCTTCCTTTAGTATTTCTTTTTGCCGTGTCTTAAAGTCCAATGTTGCAAGATATTCTCTTTGCTCATCCGTGAGCAGATGCATTGACGTATAGGACATAACGGCGTATTTATCAAACTCACAGAAACCAACACACTTATGTCCAGCTAATTCAAGTCCTCTTCTAAAACCGCCGATTCCTGCGAAAAAGTCAAGAAAGGTCATGTCCCTCCTTTCCTCCGAGTCCCCGCCGCACCGAAGACCCGGAGAACCATAACAACGAGTTACTGTCGCATACTGAGTGTCATTATTTATTTAATTGTGAGCGCAGTGCGGTGCGGTGTTGCCTGTTATTTTGGTGCATTAACTAATTTCATTTCGAGAGGTTCATGTAAGATTTTTTCAAGTTCCTTTTCGAAGTTCTCCCATTCCTGAGGATTCTCAATCAGGAACTCAATCTTTCCACAACATCTCTCATTGAGGACATTCAATCTTTTCCGTCCAAAACCATATTGATCGTGCAATGCTGTGAATAAGGCGCCGTACATTTTCGGATATAATATTTTTTCACTGTCATACATCCACTTCTTCATCTGCTGTGCAGAAACGCCCGCGCCGATCCTGTACGCGCCCCTCCAACGTAATTCTTTTTCAAACTCTTCAAGACTTGTTTTCTTGATTTGTTCGACTGCGTATCTCATTGCATCGAGTCGGGCATCGTTTAATTGATCGGCTTTACTCATATCTCATTACCTGCTTTCAGGAAATCGAATATAGACATCTGTTTCTGTTCATCATCCAGATTCTGCAGATTCTTCACTGCCTGATTGAAATATTCCTTCTTCAGCTCCATTCCGATTCCTTTGCGATTCATTTTTACGGACTGATACACTTCCGATCCGATCCCCATGAATGGAGTAAATACAACATCTCCCTCATTTGAGTACAATCTGACAATCCGCTCTATCACCGGAAGCTGCAAAGGTGCGATATGCTTTTCTGATTCCGCATCTGAAAACATTCTGTTCAACGTATCAGACTGGTTAATGTCCCACCATACCGGAGACGGATATATCTCCCATGCCGGAGATGCAATTTTCTGCCAATCTGATACCGGAAAAGAATCATTTGTGTGCGTGATCGGTTCCGAGTTATCGCCCGGTTTCCGCATGATAACAATGTAATCAGGCAGCCCCATCCTGCTTTTTGAAGAATCCTTCTTGATCTGCTTATGGAGTAATCCTAATGCCTTTGTTCTCTGCATCTCCACTACGGGATCCTTCCAGACAGTAACCTCGCTATGGTAAATAAACCCATGTTTCTGAAAGAGCCGTATCAGATCCCCGCGAAAATCTTTTATCCCGATATATCCATCGCGTTCTTTCATAGCTGGAATATTCATGCAATGCACTGCCATAATTCTTCCGGGCATTAAAATACGATAAAGGTCACGTACAATAAAATCAAAATGCGCGAAAAACTCATCATCATTTCGTGAGTTCCCCAGATCCCTATCGCTATTGCTGTACGTGTATAACGAACTGAATGGCGGAGAGTAGACAATCAGGCCGACACTATCATCACGCAGTGCCGTTATTCCCTCGGTGGTATCAACATTGTAGATTGCGTACTTATCTGTTATCTTTTTATCATTAACTTTTATATCCATGACGGAAGCTCCATCTCTTTTTCTGGTTTATATTCTGTCGTGATCCGTGTCGTGTGTTTGATTTCTGACAGTGTGACGTCCTTCATTAACGCAGTCATCTGCCTCTGCATTTCATCCATCTGAGCCTGTTTCTTTCGGATGTTTTCGAGGATGTTGATTTCTTTTTCCGACAGAACTATATAGACATTCACATCTTGCTTCTGACCGAATCGCCAACATCTCCGAATCGCCTGATAGAATCGTTCATAGCTATCTGACAATCCACAAAATATTTCATTGTGGCATGATTGGAAGTTTGAACCGAATCCAAAAATAGAACTCTTACTCACGAGGCAATGTGTATTCCCGTTTGCGAAATCAATACTTGCCTGTGCTTTGTACTCCGGATCATCGCTGCCCTTCACCTCGATGCTGTCATGACATTTCTTGTGAAGCATTGCAGACTCATCATTGTAGTCTACCCAGCACAACCATGTTTCATTGCTATTGTTTACAAGACTGGCGGCCCGATCCGTTCTATCATCCATTGACTCTTTTCTCGCTTCTCTGCGTTCCTGAAGCGTCTCAGCCGGCATAACGACAAGTTCCCCCTCCTGAATATCTGACTTTGTCAGAATGGTGTTGATATTAAGATTCGGAAGATCATACCCGTCAACCTGGTATCCGAGCTCGTTTGGATTATCGAAATAGACAGCCCATGTTGCCATCCACTCCCAGAACTTATTGGCGCCGGCTTTCTTCAATCTCCATTCCGATGTTTTGCCACCGTCATGAATGAAGTATGTTGCAAGCATCTCTGTCCTACTCATAATCCCCAGGAACTCGCATGATGTCCCGATCTCCACATAGCTGTTTGGCGCTATCGTTGCCGTGCATAACAATTTGTATGGAGTTCTATTAAACCTTGATATGAAATCTTCTGTTGTCTTTGATGTAAATGATTTCAGAATTGAACTTTCATCAAGAACCACCGCAATGAAGTCACGTTCATCAAAGTGTTCAACCATCTCATAATTCGTGATGTTGATGCCGTCTTTTACATCTGCCTGAGTCCTACAGACATTCACCGGTAACAAATGGAACTTTTCTGATTCTCGTTTTGTTTGATGTACAACCGATAACGGAGCGACAATCAGTACTCTGCCATATGTATGCTTATGTACCAATTCAGCCCATGAAAGTTGTATTAATGTCTTGCCACATCCGCATCCGATCAATACGGCAGCTCTGCCTTTTTTGCATGCCCACTGAATCAAATCTTTCTGGAAATCAAATGCCATCGGAGTGATCTCATCACGATCCACATCAAAACCGGCCTCAATTGTCCTTATTTCCTTAGTTCTCAAAAATTCCTGATAATTCATTCTAGTCCGGAGGCCTTCGAAGCTTACGGTCGCGACACCTTACCGCCTCCTTTCTATGTGATTATCTTCCCGTACTCCCGAACCCGTTCGAACCTCTTTCCGTCTCCGCCAGTTCTTCGACCTGTTCTAAGTCCGGCGTGAATATTGGCTGTATTACTAACTGCGTTATTTTGTCCCCTGCTTCAAAGTGCTTCTCAGTAATGCCGTGATTGTACAGCTTGACCACAATCTGCCCGGAGTACCCCGCATCTATCAGGCCGGTTGTCAAGATATCGTCCCACAGGTTAAGTCCGCTCTTCGACTTGATAAACCCGGCATATCCTTTCGGTATCTCTACGTGTATGCCAGTGTAAACTACTGCCTTGCCCGGCCCGTTGTGCGCTGTAAATGGCGGGACTGTGATGCTCACCGGCGTCTTGATGTCGTACCCGGCATCTAAGATGTGCGCCCGCTCCGGCATGAATGCTCCCTTGTCTAACTTCACTCTCATTTCTTCAGTGTCCTCCCTTGCTGTTGATAACGCATCCATCCTTCCAGATGCGTCAGTGCTTTCCTATCCTCTTCGTATTCCTTTGTTTCCTTCTGCTGTTCCGCCTTCCAGCGTTTATACCTGACACAATGCGAATGACAACCCGGCTTGCGGTCTTGACAGTCCTTGCAGGGTGCTACTGTCATCATTTCACGCCCCTTCCTTCTATTGCCCGACTGACATCATGCGTCAACCAGTCGAATACAAGCTCCTGTCTGTCCGACTGATATCTTTCCGACAGAGTGCCGGTATCCTTCACGAACTGATCCCAGACTTCTGACACGTTCGGGGACTGAATGAATTTATAGATCATCCCCGCCATCTCAATGGCGAAACAGGCATCTGTGTTACACTTTTTTGCGTCCGCCCACAGCTTCGAGACTATTCCGTACACTCTCCGTTTCTCTTTTTCGTCCATGTCCTCCCCTCTTTTCCTGTCCGATCAGGTCCATTCGGGCCCGTTTTAGTCCGTTTTTGCCCTAAAATACCCCAAAGGTGTAACAAGGTGTAACAAAGGTGTAACAGTAAAAACCCTTATAAAATAAGGCTTCATGGTACTTTGTTACACCGTTACACCTGTTACACCGATTTTTTCCTCGCGCGTGAGGACGAAAAAATCAATTTAAATTTTTTTCTCTCAAAAAATAAAAGTGGGTGTTTTTGGGTGTAACAGGTGTAACGTGTAACAGATTTCACTCAAAAGGCAGCTCATCCGGCAGGGTATCCACCGACATAAAACCGTTCTCATAGATGTCTTCATCTGTTATCAGAATCCCCACCATCCTCTTGACGATGCCATCGATCCGTCTGACCGTTGCCGTCTTGCCATCCGGACCCGGCGTGATCCGCCCGTGATTTATCATCCAGGACTCGGCAGCCTTACGAGAAAATCCGCCGTCCTTGCAGATCTGTGTGAGCGCCTGCGGATATAACCACACTGTCCGCCGGTCTTTGGTCTCTTCGATCATCCCCCAGTGCTCGCAATTGACCTCTGAGTTAAACCGCTGTTCATTCATCTCGACCTTCTCACAGATGAAGTCATACGCTCTCTGACCGTCTGACACTTCGTTCTTGTCTGTCAGAACTTTCTTTGCTTCATCCATCGTGATCCGCACGCCATCCTTGAAGATGTACTTCTCTGCGATTTCGTCCGCGAGCATAATAACCGCAAGTGATATCGACTGTTTTTGCATCTGCTCAAGCTTCGAGATGTCGGCGAAATATCCGTCATACATCTGTTTAAGTTTGTCTTTTCCTATTTCGCACACTGCATTGACGAACACCGGCCCGGCGTGACCGAAGTTAGACTTCAGGACCTCAGCGGTCTTCTGCGGGTCCTGGTAGATATGACTCCCGCACTGGACCTCAAGAATACGGTTCATGGCCCCACCCTGAGTTGTGTATCCTGATAACGGACGTTCGCCATTTGTCAGAATAATATTCCTCCAATGATTCTCACGAACCGCACCGAGATCTTTGTTTGATCGGCTCTTTCCTTTGCCGGAACATAAGTCATACACAAACCCCTCGAAGTTATCCGCAATCCGCTTACTGACTTTTGACGTATCATCGAGGATCATTGGAAGATTCGATAGCATATCAGCTTTTGTTTCGAGTGCGACCTCTGTCGCTTTGAAATCTCCGATGTACCGCGATTCATTCGGATCTGCCCAGACGGACGCCGCGAGCATGAGCGTTACGGTCTTGCCGCCCTCTGTATCGCCCCATAAGTCCACGATGCAACACAGAGCACCGAGCCGTTCCAAAAGGACACTCCCGAACGAGGCTGCGAGCATGATCTTGATTTCAGGTCGGTTCGTCTTCCGGAGTTCCCGGACATGATCCAGCCAAACATCAAAGCTTCCTTCTCCCCGGATGGCATCCCGGATATTTCCGAATCGCTTATCTCCGTCAAATATGATTCCGTCTTCATACGGAATGAAATGATCCGTACCCTTGAACCATCCAAGTTTTGAAGTGCTTATTTCTGTCGCAATGGTATCGGTGTTTAAGCTGTCCAGTTCTGACAGATATTTCACAACTAGTTTTGCTGTTTCGGATGTTACTGGGACATCATAATCTGCAAGTGATACGATCTTAGACGCCGAAGAGATAATCGACTTTGGTACTTTGACGGATGTCCAGAAACCATTTCGGGCCCATGCCACTTCTACCTGCGTGACGCCTGTCTCAGCGTTTTTGTATCGCCCGATGATCGTGATCGGATCATAACTCGCGATCTGATCGAATCCTCCGGACGTTTGCGACCATACACCGCCCATGTCGGCGAACCATGCACCACATCTCAGATTGCCTAATCGATCCACATCTGGATGCTGTTTTAAGAACTCCGAGTTAAAGACAAAACTTGTTTCAAGGTCCAGTGGAAGACTTGCACTCTTTGTATTAGCCTTCCCCTCCGCCGCCTTTTTTGCCTCCTGGAACTGCTTCATATACTCCTTCAGAAGTCCACGAACCACTCCGAGACATCCGAGAGATTTCGCCCGGTTCTCAAGTGCAGCTATCTGTTTTGCCCTCTCGGAAATGTTAGGTATTTCAATTATTCCCGTGTATACGGACTCATCAAGAATCCCCGTTCTATCCAGATCCTGATAGTCCATGCAGCGTTCCTCCCTCTTTTATTCATCGTAAAATCCCGCGTGACGCTTCAAACGCTCAAGCCGATCCATTTCCTCACACCACTCATTAGAGAGCGGCTCTAGCGCGTCTAAACGCTTCTGACAGGAATCTATGTCGTTCAGTTCCTTCCGTCTGCGCTCTTTCGCTTTTTCCTCTGCCCAACGTTTGCGGGCCTGTGCTTCATTACTCTCCCGGATCCTCATCCGCTGCAGCGGTGTCATCTTGTCATATACTCCGCCGAGTTTAATGAATGCCGTCTTGAAGTCCACGTCATCCATCCTCTCCACGAATGTGAAAACATCCCCTGTTGCATGACATCCGTAACAGTAATATGAATCTTTGTAGACCTTCATTGATGGAGTTCTGTCACCAGAATGAAATGGACAATGTGCAAATCCAGCTCTATTGACCTGAATACCATACTGCCTGAACAGTTCAGCCATCGGCAGGCTGCGTTTGATCTCCTCGCTCGTCATATTCGCCTCTTGTTAGTCTCTCTTTCATATCCCGATATAAGATCTCTTTTATGAGTTCTCCGGAAGTCTCAGCTTTACAGAATACCGGCGTCATGTCATACCGGACCGACCACGCGATCAGGGACGCCATGAACGCGGAAGGGTTGTATTTGCTTCTGTATCTGTGTCTGATAATGGCCTCATAAGATCCCTCTTCTACCAGAAGATAGACCTTTGCCCCTGCAGCCCTTGCCCGTTCGAATTCCCGGCGGAACCGATCCCGCCCGCGAGTAAAGCACATTGCTAATTCATCGAGTGATTGCTTTCGCTCTATCGCGCATGGCGGGTTGATTGGTTCTTCTGGTTGATGCAATCGCGATCCGTCCGGGAATGTCACATTGCAGGCGTAGTCACAGTATTCGAGTTTGTCACGTTCAACAGGTACTCCCATAGATTTGTACCGTTTCCGCGCCTGCCCTGTTTCATGTTCCCGAGTGTCATATATCACGCTGAAACTTTTCAGAGTCTCATCTATCTCGAATGGTGTCATGCAAATGGCAGCTCTTCTTCGATGCCTTCAGGGATATTCATGAAGTCTTCCGTGCCGGATCCGCCAGTCGGTTGCCCTGAAGGTGTCTTCAGTTTGTCCTGCGGCATCTGTCCGGCCTTGCCCTGCCTGACATCCTCAGCAACACAAGTCCAATTCATGCGAGTGTGATCGTAGATCTTGCCGTTATATTCGCTCTGCTCGATCCTGAACTTGCCGCCAATCAGCTTATTCTTCAGCGTTGCGAGATCTCCGTTAAACCTGAAACCGTTGTTGCTATCTTCCAGATCTGCAAAGAAGCTGTTCCAGTTCGTCCAGACATAATCCTTAGAGTTATCATTGGGGACATTCAGATTGAAGTATCCATCAATAGGCCACTTCCGATCCTCACTCTTATTGTTGTCATAGATCTTCTGGAAGAAACCGGCATACTCACCTTCGGCGATGTCGATCCCCAGCTTCAGGTACTTGTCCTTTGACGGCCATTCGTCTTCCCGGGCGTACAGGATCTTGACCACATACGCCCCTTTCGGGAGCTGCTCGAATGATTTGCGGCGTTTGTTTTTGTCGTAGGTTGGTAAACTCATATAATTAACCCCTTTCTTTTATTTTTGCCTCGTTGACAGGTGTTTCGCCGTATTCGAATCTGGCTTGACGCGCCAGTGAATATGAATTGAATGTATTTCGATTAAATTCTTCTTGATCGGCTATAAAATCCTCCATCGTTCCGCCTTGTTCCATCCAATTTTTAAGACCTTTCTTGTAACGTAATTCTTCGTCTGAAACTGCTTTTATTCCTTTTTTTTGTTCGACTACATAATATTTACAGCCCTGATAATCAGCGCCTGATATATTTCCATTTAGTCCATTGCTATCGTATTTGTCATAAAAAAACCACCACCCCCAAACAACAGAATCAGCTTTCCAATATAGAATCGGGAAATGCCATAATCCCCCATCCGGACTTTTTCCTAATGGAATGTCTGAGAGAATAAGTATTTGCTTTATAGGCCCGCCCCACACAATTGCGTTTTCGCATTTATCCAATATTTCTTGAAGCCCCTGTTCTGTATCTCGTTTCACTTCCACATGTAAATCGAAATCTGGCAAATAGAAATCTGGAAGGTATGCTTTACCGTTTAATGCATAACCTTGAGGTTCGTATTCGTAACGTATCTCTGCATTGTCAAAAAACACAGCCCACCTAGCTTCCAATCGGCTTCGGAACCGATACCCGTTATAGAATGTCTCAATAGGTTTTATATCCATCTCAATCCCTCCGTCACGATCCTGCCAACGGTTTCATCCCATAGTATTCCC